ATATGGAAAACACGCTTGCAGAAATCATAGGATCTCTTGTTAGAACCAAAAGTATCACAGGCGAGTCCAATACAAGCTAAAAGATACTCCTCGGAAGTTACTCTGCTCGTACCCCATGCTAATTTGAGCATAGTTTGAGAAAAAGGTCTAAATGGCAGAATTGGCGAGACAATAGAGCAATCTTCTACACCACAATCTACTGCTTTAACAAAATACCTCTTGAGAAAGACAGGACCGGGACGGTCTAGCTCGCCATCAAAAGAAGGCTTACTAATAAGATCGTTGTAAGATTCGACCTCTCTACAGTCTACATCCAAAAACTTCTTAAGAAAAAGAACATACGGCTTAATACCACATATGTGCTCAAGCTCGTACGGTCCAGTATTAATAAAATCATCTCCGTAAACTATCGCAAACAGGGACTCCATATCAATATGTTGAGTTATGGTAAGAGCATAAGTAGGATTGATAACTATGTTGTAAGCTAAGAACAAGCAGTACATAAAAGCTGATATCCAAGAATCACCGTGCGAAGTTTCCTTGAAACCGCTAGGCATTTTACCGCGAAATATCACCCACAGTCTGTGAAAGACATGAGTTATACGAGCAGCCAGTTCTTCTCCGACACGTTTACTAGCCCAATCAAAGACCAATTTGGTCATCCAGTCCATGTCATTAAAGTTAAAGTAAAGACGAGCCGTATTAGAATACAGCCTTAGAAAAGCTTCTTTAACAATAGTGTCGAAACCAGAGACATCCATAGATCCCCAAAAACGTTTAGGTAGTTGATGGTTATTATAATGAGATGGATCATAAACCTGCTCGTCGTAACCTTCTTGCCAGTGAAGCTGTTTTGCAAGCTCATAAGCACCACCACGAGACCAACGCATACCAATTTTTATAATTTTACCTCGTTCCATAAGTTGACGGTGATTATCCATCATAGAGGAAAGTATGTAAGCTGGAGTAGTACTTATAAAATAAGCGCGCGCCTTGTAGAAAGCCTTAACATGAGCAGCCTTTATAGCCTCCCGGATTTCGGGAAGCTTGTAGCCTCGATATTTCATATCTTTAAATATGGAATACGCATCTACAGCGACAAACTCAGGTTTAATAGTTTTCTGTACAAAAGGAGCAGGATGAGGAGGATCCTCTCCAGCTTCTACTTTCTTGATAGCTTCTTCAACCATTTTAACAGATGTAGGGAAATTTTCGAACTTTTGACCTCGAGGAGATATAATGTTAGTTATACCATCCTGAGATTTAAAAGGAATATTAGGCCCAGGAATTAAGCCGTTAGCTGTTTTTAAGTTAGGCATATTGTCTTCTATATCCTCCTTAGTATACTTAAAATTCAAAGTACCGAATTTATCGCGGGTACCAATCATATCATATAGAATCTTAAGTGCGTGAGGAACAAGATGCTGAATACTCTCAAAATCTTGATTGAGGTTGTGAGACTTTGTATTAAGCTTCTTATATAATCGAACGATTTTATCTGGGTACATATTAGTAAGTGTGTAATGCACATATCTACCAAATTCATCGCCTGTAAAGGCGCGATTGTAGCAAGACCAAGAACGCATTTCTTCTAGGACCTCATCGTCAGTAGTAATATCCCAAGGGAGGCCGCTCATAACGACCTCTCCCTTAAAATTTAAACATTGTTTCCAAACATGTTTCTTACAGAACTCAGCATCTATCGATGGATCTATTGAGCTGAGAACCTCCAGATCATACAATTTATAAGCTTTAGCAACGTCCAGATTAACAGGAGGATGTTTTTCACTAGGTATCGTCCTAGCATTCATCATCTCTGGAATTTTCTCCTGATTTTCGCCTATGTTCTCTTCCATACGCAAAACCGCTTCCGCAGCTTCAGTTCGTATTCGTTGAGGAACAGCGTTATAGTCTTTCATAATCCAGCGAGAGTCTATCTGAAGCATAATGTTCTTCACCATTTCATCGGTGGTACGTCTTCTGTTTCCATCCATTCTATCGCAAACAAAGATGTTTTGGGCATCCTCGCGATCAAACATATCTTCAACCATGTGATAACCTAATGAGCATTCACAATCTTCAAAGTCAATGTTAGGTTCAACTATTTGGCATGATTCACTGCCAGGTGCAATATATACTTTAGTTGAATGTTTATGTAGCACTCCATTATGTGGGCAATACATCTTTATCTTTCTCCTAAGTCCTTTACCGTAAAAAAGATAGCTAATAATATCACTTGTAGGAAACTGTTTGGCGATTTCAACAGATTTCACTTTCAACGTATGTTTAATAGTGCTCAACGTATACACTTTGGTACTATCAACAATACAGTAATGGGGCCTCGAGGAGTGGACAACCCAAACGATTAC